AACAAAGGAAACCAACATGTCTGAAAACATGGAATTGGATGTCCGTGCTGTTCAAGATGAAGTGGCTGAAATCCGCAGAGAACTTGAATTGGTAAAGGCTCCAACAATCAGCGTTCCAACTTTCGAGGCGAAGTTTCGTTCTCAGGGTGACTACGCTAAAGCACTTGTAACAGGTGACAGCGATGCTGTCGAACTATTCCGTGCAGCTACTTCTGCTGATGTCGCACTTCGTCCAGCGTTCGTTGGGTTTGTAAACAGCCTAATCAACTCAGGTCGACCAACATTGGCTGCATTTAGCATGCAAACACTACCTGCAACTGGACTATCTGTCGAGTATGCAAAAATCAACTCTAACGGTGTTGCCATCGGTAAGCAGTCAAGCGAAAACTCAGCAGTATCAACTGGTGACATCACGCTAAGCACTGTTTCAGTTTCAGTAAACACTTACGGTGGTTATGTAAAACTATCTAAGCAAGCTGTTGAGCGTTCAACCGTAAACTACCTAGATGTAGCGTTCCAGGCTATGTCTTTGGCTTACGCAAAGAAAATGAACACCGAGTTCATCGCTGTTCTAGCTGCACTAACTTGGACAGGCACTAAGACTGTTGACGCATCTGGTCTAACCGCTGCTACTGTTGCTGGTGCTCTAGCCGATGCTTCTGCCAAGATCTACACTGACACAGGTCTATCACCTGAGTTCATTGTTGCTGGAACCACTGCTTACAAGCGTTTGGTTGGTATCGTAGACACAGCTGGTCGTCCAGTAGTTCTACAAGATGGTCCTGGAGTCAACAACATTGGTTCTGCTGACATTCCTGGACTTCGTGGTTCAATCTTTGGTTTGCCTATCATCGTTGACCCTGCTCTAGACGCTAAGACCGCATACATCGCTAACTCAATGGCTTTGACAATATACGAGTCTGCTGGTAACCCTGCCCGTCTATCAACAACCGATGCTACGACCTTGTCTGACTTCTACTCTGTTTATGGTTATGCAGCGTTTGCTGTTCCATTCGAGGGTGCAATCATCAAGATCAACACTGGAGCCTAATAACTCATGGCTGTAACGGTGGAGCAGTTTAGGGCTTATGTAGGAACTAAGGAAGTGTCAACGTTTGTTGATAGTTGCTTATCTGGTGCTAATCAGCATGTCGCTAAGTTCGTGGGTTCTGCCCGTGTTCCTAACGATGTGTTAGATATGGCTGTCCTATCATGTGCATCTGAACTGTTCCACCGCAGGTCGGCTCCTAACGGAGTAGCTCAATTCGCTGACCTAGGCACTACTGTCCGTATTGCTAAGGATCCAATGAACGCAGCTAGAGAAATGCTCTTACCATTTACAGGTCCAGGTCTATGACCAACGAAATTACTATCTCTAAGGGTGAATTGGCTCTGGACTTGCAGACAGCAGGTTTAGAGGTTTTGGATTATGTCCCAGAACGACTTATTCCACCTGTGATAGTGATGACTGCTGGCTCACCATACCTGACTACTGAAACTGTTGGCAATACTTACCGCCTTGGACTTACTTTGACTTTGGTTGCATCAACTGCAACTAATGAGGAGGCTACTGAGTCTTTGGATGCTCTTATTGCTGACACGGTCTCTGCTCTCGGAGGCTTGGGCTATGTGATTCTAAAGCAAGTTAACCCTAGTTATCGTCTAGCGGTAAACAATGCCGAGTATCTCTCTGCCGATCTAAACCTTGACTTATCTATAACACTCTAAAAGGAGAATCCGATGGCAACATCAACAAGAATCAAAGCAACAAACATCAGCTTCAAGATTGGAAGCACTGAATACAACTGTGACGCTAACATGGTCGAATTGACCTTGAATGACGCTCCTGGTGATGTTCAGACTTTCTGTGAAGTTCGCACTGGTGGTGAATGGAAGCTACAAATTGACGGTGTAACTTCTGGTGACGCAGCGAGCCTATACCGTATTCTTTGGGCTAACTTTGGAACCACTGTGGCGTTCACCATTGCACCTAATGGTAATGCTTCGGCAAGCACTTCACAGCCACATTACACAGGTTCAGTAATCTTTGACACACTTCCACCACTAAGCCTAAGCAGCGGTGAGATTACTAAGTTCTCAGTGACTTTGACTGTTCTAAACAGCGTTCACACACCGAGCACTACTCCTCCTGTTTTCTATGGTGTAACTCTAAAGACAGCCTAAACATGGGTTATGTCAAGTCAGGGGTTAAAATCTCTGGTTTGAATGAAGCGGTTGCTGGTCTCAAGGCTATGGGTGCCGATAAGGAATTATCTAAACTCAACCTTGAGATTGGTAATCGTGTAGTCAAAGAGGCTAGAGAATTAGTGCCAGTAAAAACAGGTAATCTAAAGGGTTCTATCCGATCGGTTAGATCTATAAATGGTGTGACTGTCAAAGCTGGACGGGACCCTCAAATCCCTTATGCTAATGCTCAAAACTGGGGTTGGTTCTATGACCGTAAACATATGCAACCTAAAAACATTTTACCTACTCAATTTATGAATAAGGGTGCTGGTAAAGTGTTACCGTGGATAAAAGAACATTACATCCAAGAACTAATCAAAGTGTATGAACGCTTTGCAGGTAAATAACAGAAAGTAAGGAAAGTATGACCACCAATAGTTTCGACTTTGAATCATTGACTTTAAATGAAGTTGAGCAGATAGAACTTATTACTGGTTCTAGCATTGACCAACTTATGGATGATGGACAGCCTAAAGGTAAGGCTCTCAAAGCTATCATCTTTATTGTCAAGAAACGTAGTAACCCTAATTTCACTCTTGAGCAAGCTGGAGAAGTTTCTATGACTGAGGCTAACAGTTTCTTTGTGAGTGCTAACGACCCAAAAGAGTAATAGCGGATAAGGCAGCTGAGCGTATGGCGTTTATGGTTGTTCATGCAGGTGTGAGCCTGACTGAATACAAGACCATGACGCTTAGAGAGTTTCAGGCTATTGCTTCCGCTTTGAAAGATAAGAGACCTGAATGAGTGTTCTAAAATTAGAGGTTCTAGCAGATCCATCTAAGTTTCGTGCTGGCATGTCAGCAATGCAAAAGGATCTATACAAACTTCGTAGAACAACTGATGTAGTTGGTCGCTCTATGAACAGGGCTTTGGGTGCTGTCGGTTTGGGTATGGGTATTGCTAAATTGACTGGATTCTTGAAAGAATCTGCTCGTGCTGCTGCTGAGGACACTAAGTCTAAGAATCAGCTTGCTTTGGCTTTGAGAAATACTCTAGGTGCAACGGTTGAGACCACTAATGCTGCTGAGCGTTATGTTCAGTCTTTATCTAATCAAGTCGCAGTTTTGGATAATGACCTTAGACCTGCTTTGGCTACTGCTATTAGATCTACTGGTTCATTGGCTAAGGGTTCGACCTTACTTGAAACTGCTTTGAATGTTTCCGCTGGAACAGGTAAGGACCTAGGCTCCGTAACTAATGCCATGTCTAAGGCTTACAACGGGAATTATGCGTCTCTAAAGAAACTATTGCCATCTATCAAAGTTGGCAAAGACTTTATGAGTCAATTAGATAGAGCGTTCAAAGGTGCAGCCGAGCAAGCGGCGATGGATGATCCATACAAGGCTCTAATGGTTATTCTAGATAACTTCAAGGAAACTGTTGGTGCAGAGCTCGTTCCTGCCATGCGACAGTTTTACGAGTATCTGAAATCTCCTGAGGGTGCTCAACAGTTGAGAAATATGGCTAAAATCTTTACTCAAATTGCTCAGGGTATTGGTCAGGTCATTGGTTTTGTTATTCAAAACATAAGTTACATCAAGGCTTTGGCTGCTGCCATTATCGTGGTCAAATTAGGTATTGGTGGATTGACTTTTGCCATGAAAATCTATGACATAGCAACAAAACTTGCTGGGACATCTACTAAGGCTTTGAGGGTTGCTTTGATTAGCACTGGTATTGGTGCTGTGGCCGTTGGTATAACTACTTTGATTAGTTCCTTGGTTGAATATAAAGATGCTGCTGAGGCGGCTGCCGAGGCAACTGCTCAGATGTTCGCTGACTTGGATCTAATGTCACCAGAAATGAAGTTAGCCATCCAGTCTTATAAAGATGCTGTAATCGAAATTGACACTCTAAATAAAAAGGTTTTTGCTGACGGTAAACTTGTTTTTGACCAGGCTGTTTTTGATAAGAAAGCACAGGACGCTCTTGATGCCGCTGAAAGAGTAAAGGAAGCTGCTGCTAAAGTAAAAAAGGCTTTGGCTGACAAGATTAGTGGTATCAAAACTGTTGCTGAACAGTTTAGAGATTCTATCGGTTTGGCGTTTGGTTTAGGTGGTAAAGATGAATATTCTGTTTTCAACCCTGATGCTGTTATTGCCAAGATGACTCGTGTCGCTAATGCTGCTAAAGGTTTTTCACAGAATCTTGCAAAGATTATCAAATTGCCTGGAGGTCAGGCGGTCGCTGACCAACTTGTAGCTATGGGACCGGCAGCAGGAAACATTGCAGCCAAGGCACTACTTGCATCTCCTAAAAAACTAAAAACAATTATCGGTTTACAAGGTGATCTTTATACTGCTGGTGCTCAAGCTGGTGCTCAACAGGCTTTATCTACTAATGCAACCTATGAGATAAACATAAACAAATCTGTGATTAGTGCTTCGGACATCATCCGTGAGATTCAAAAGTTTGAAAAAGTCAATGGCAGGAAGTATCTGTTAAATGGCTAATGATGTTTGGGATGTCAAATCTAATCTCAGGATTCAATACAATGACGGAACTAGCTGGGTTTCAATTCAAGCCGATTCTTATACTGTTGACATAGATCGTGGCATAAATGTTGAGCAAGGTGTTTTCGCTAGACCTGATGTTGGTAATGCCAAAGTTCAGATGGTCAAAAAAAGTCTGTCAGACCTAATCACTGGACCTGCCTATAAGTCAAACATGCCATTTAGGATTCAGTATCAGCCAGCACCAGATTCGGCTCCAACTGTTTATAACACTATTTTCTATGGGTTTATCCAAAACATTGGAATGTCTTACCTAAATGATGCTCAAAAACTTGGCATAACTATTACTGCTTATGATGCTTCTAAGATTCTGCTCAATTCGAGAGTTTCAAGTTTTGTTATTAGTGGAACTACTACTGCTAGAAGTTTCAAGAATCTTATGGCTGACCTTGCCACCACTATAAATACCATAGATACTAGAGTCACTTTAGCTCAATCTGCTAACGCAGGTTCTCTAGGTTCATCTACATACCAAATTGCTCAAACTTTTGTGGACGCTAAATCTGGCGAAATCCTAAATCAAATGCTAGACGCTGAACTTGGATGGTGCTGGGCATCTCGAACAGGTGCTAACCAGTGGTATTTGACTCGCCTAGACATTGACTCTTTACAAGGTAAAACATGGAGCAGTTCAGCCAAAACTGTTTCCAACGTTCATTCAACTTCAACTAACCATTACTGCATGGATTCAATAGATCTAACTTATGACTCAGACCGAATCGTAAACAAAGTAAAGGTCAAGGAAGTTGGTAATCCTGATAGTGGTGCAGCTGGTTCAAGTCCAGCATCAGATAAAACTGCTACTAACTCAACTTCGGTAACTAATTATGGTGCTCAGGTTGGAAACTTTGAAATAACTATGGATCCAGGGACTTCACCTTATACCCGTGTCTCTGACTGGGCTACCGCCGTGGCTAACATGGCTGACCCTAAATCTATCGGGCGTGTTACTTGTCCAGCATTGAGGCGAGATGGAAAGATGTCTAATGTGGCTGACACCGAAATTGCTGACGCTCTACAAATAGAGTTCTCTGATGGGACTAACACCATTCAACAGATTAGCCTTGTTTCCCGTATTGGACACAGTATTACTGCTGACCATTGGGAAGTTACTTTAGATCTATGGAAAGGCATTTGATGTCTCAGGAAGTTTTAGTTTGGACTCTATCAGGCATCCTTGGGGGAACTAGCGTCTCAGCTCTATTTAAGTATTTGAATAACCGCAGATACCAGTCCATCTCTATGGAGGAACGCTTACGAGCTGAAATGTTTGAGCAGATTGACGGTCTAAAAACTGAACTCGCCACACTAAAGGCAGAACTTGACCAGTGGCGTGATAAATACTTGAATCTACATAAGGAATACACAAAGTTGAAATCTCACTTTGACAAACTAACAAAGGATAAATGAAATGGCTAAAACACCTGTTCTAGCACCTAAAATCACTACTTGGGTAAATGTTGAGGTTCTAGATGAACCCGTAATTCCTAGTGATGTTGTTGAGACTGCTGTTGAGGTTTCTGACGGTGAGTGAGACTTACACGGTAACTGATGGAACCTTTGACCTTGAGATTCTTGCTGGTTCTACTTTTCCTAGCGTTGCTGGGGATTGTAGCTTTTACCCTACTGATTCTGACGGTGTCGCTTTTAGCCTTACTGGGTATACCGCTAAACTTCAAGTAAGGGAGCAACCTAGCACCACAGCGGTCATTGACATAACTCCTACTGTAAACACTTCAAACAATTCTGTTTCGTTCTCTTTGACACCTACACAGACTTCGTTGCTAACTAAAACTGATTATGTTTACGCTATTGAATTGACTCAAACTTCGACAAGTAAGGTGCTCACGCTGGTTCGTGGGCAGGTGTTTGTTACACCAGAGATAGTTAGATGATTGTAAAAGTAGTTGTCCCTGATTCCATCTATGCGAGAGTTTATTTTGCTAGAGGTGAGCAAGGTCCACAAGGTAATACCGGTGCCACTGGTGCTACTGGTCCTACTGGTCCTGCTGGCACCAACGGAACTAACGGCACGAATGGCGTTGGATACACTGGCGTAACATCTGTAACAAACTTAACTATCGGTTCAGGGCTAAAAACTTTCACTCTCGTTTCAAGTAATCAGGGTGCTTTCGTTACAGGCATGCGTATTAGGGCTATCCACAGCGATACACCTACCTATTACATGGAAGGCACAGCAAACTATGTTGGCGGTGGGACAATCATTATCACTGTTGACAAGTTCAACGGATCAGGGTCACACAATAGCTGGAACTTTGCTGTTTCAGGTGAAGTAGGGCAAACAGGTGCAACAGGTTCTTCAGGTGTCGTATCTGTAACATCACCGATAACAAATACAGGCA